GGTCGGGTCGGTCTCTGTGTAGCTCTGCAAAGCGCTGTCCGCCTTGCCCAAACTCGTCTGCACGTCGCTTGCAAGGTCGGATTTTGCGACCGTACTCTTAAATGCCAGACTGCCGAGGTCTGCGAACCACTTTGCAATCTTGCCGCACAGCACGGAGAGCTTTTCGCCCGTTGCAACGTTTGCGCGGGTGGTTGCCACAGTGAACGCCGCCGTGACGTTGCTGCCATCGCCGGTCTTGCCCAGCTTATTGGCAAGCGCCGAGTACACGCCGCCAGACTGCACAGGATTGGTGCTGCCCTGCGTAGGCGTTGCGTCAGTAGTCACCTTGACGTCTTTGATAGCATTGTCAACATATGCAAAGATGTCCTGATGCTTGTTGTTAGGGTCATACACAGACGCCAGCATGTCACCCGTACCAGCGCCGGAAGCGCCTCGGCAATAGCCCGCGTCATAGCTCGTGCCGTCCGACAGCGTCACGATAAGGTGATAGTCGCTCTGCCGGATGGTGATGCCAGTAATCGTGGGAGCATCTGCGCCGGGATTGCCCTGTGGACCAATTTCACCCTGAATACCCTGCTTACCCTGTTCACCCTGAATACCCTGCTTACCCTGTTCACCCTGTTCACCCTTTTCGAGTACAAGGTTGAGCACCTGATTCGGGGCTTCTCCGGTAATGGTCGCGCTCGCCACCTTGCCGGACGTGACCGAGCCAATCGTCAGCACGTTTGTAGGGCCAGTCGCACCTGTCGCGCCGGTATCGCCCTTGCTACCCTGCGGAATGCCAAGTGCCAGCGTACCAGTCGACTTGTCGTAAGTCGCCGTTGCTGAGCTTCCTGCGGGCAGCGTTGTCACCGTGACCGATACAACGCTCAGCGTGACAAACTTCAGCAGCGTTTCGCCTTTCAGCATCTTCGCCTCGCCGCCCTGCTCAAGCACAAACTGGTCTTCGTTAGTGATCTGTAACGCTTGCGTGAGGTCGGAAATTGCTTTATCAGCCATCGGTTGCCTCGCTTTCTTCGGGCGCTTTCGCGGTTTCGGCTTCGCCGTCCTTTACTTTTTTTGCTTTCTTTTTTGCATCCTCAAGCTGATATTTCAGCGCGACAAGCTCGCGCTTGTCTTTCTCCTGCTCTTCCGCCTCGCGATGTAAAATCTCATAAGCCTTTTGAATCTGCGCCTTGACGACGCTGATCTTGCCCGCCTCCGAGCCCAAAACCAACGTGTTATTCAGCGTGTCAAACGCGTTGCTCAAAAGTTCCATTGCTTCTTTCATGCCGATGCCTCCAATCTTCTAATCCGCGCTTCCTGCTCGCGCACCTTGGCCCACAGAATTGGGATAAACTCACTGTACCGCAGAAAATAGGTCTCGCTGCCGTCATCAAGCTTGGCCGCCGCCCAGCCCGCGAATTCCTGCGAATCAATGCCGCACGCGCGCATGGCGTCCTCTACCTCCTGCGCGATGAAGCCTGTGTGATAGCGTCCGCTCGTGCCGCTGTTCAGCTTGTAGCGCTTCGGCTCGACGAGCTCAAACATGCGCACGTACTTCACCGGCAGCGCCTCAATGCTGTTCTTGATGTTCCGGTCGGACCCGTTCAACTCGTTCGTGCTGCAATAGATCGTGCTCCAAACAAAATTTGGTGCGCCAAGATTGTACCGGTTATCTGCATTCGGGGCGAAATCGCCGCGGCAATCGATGAAGTCGTAGTCGAAATTGAGCGCTGATCTTCCGTTATTCCCCGACAGATACAGGTTTCCGCTCGTCGCGTTCAACTCCATAGCCTTGCTCTCGAGCGTCATTTTGTAGTCCGCCGTGCTGGCGTACTCGGTATAGATGTAACCGCAGCGCCGTCCGTTGTCGTTGCGCACCGTGATCGTGTCGCCCTCGATCTCGCTTGCCGTCAGCGTGCCGTCAATGTTGACGGCGTCAACGTGCAAGTCGATCGAACCGGTCGAATCAACGACAACACCATTACTGAGAATTTTGAACGTCGTACCGCTGCTGCTGCTCGATACGCTCAGCGTGATCTTGTCAATGCTCTGGTCGATCATGCTCTGTGCTGTGCTGCCGTCGATCTTGCCCGAGACAGTCGTGCGCAAGCCGTTGATATCGGCCTTGATGTTGGTAATGCTGCCGTTGAGGCTCGAAATATTGGCCTCAATGCCGTCAATGGACGTCGACAGCGACGTCACGCGCCCATCAACGCCCTTGACCTTGAGCATGATCTCCTCGCTGGTTTTGGTGATAGTCGAGCGTGTTTCGGCAATCTTGCGATTGAACTCTTGTGTGATGTACCCCTCAGCTGGGTATTCGTCTTCCATCTCTGCTTCCCCGGGGGAAGAAATACCCGCGTATCCGCGCCCATCATCAGAGAGTTTAGAAAGCGGCGAATAAATGCCCCCAACCGTCACGCCGTCGCCCAGCTCTGCCGCCGGATCGATGTTTGCCGCGCCTGCTTCGTACGCCTGATACTGGTAGCCTTTCATGGTTTGCAGTAACGCGCTTACCATTGGCTGCGTGGCGTGAGGGCAACTTGCAATAACTTCCATGCCGGTATCATCGCCCGCCGTCAGGCTGTTTTCATCATCCACAAGCAACGTCACACGGGAAATAGGCTTATACTTGCCGTTGTCGGAAAAACTCGTAATGTCGCCACCGACGTAATATTTATCAGACAAGAATCCTCACCCCTCCAAATGTGATAGCGTTGCCCGCTTCTGTAATGAGATAGTTCGTCTCGGTAGGCATGGACAACAACGGAATAAGCAACAGTTTCCCTGCATCGGTAATAATCCAGTTCCCGCCGTGCGCCGCTGCGATAAAACATAGCTCATTGCGGATGGTGTAATCATTTGCGGGATAGTCGATGGTATATGAGCTATTGAGCACTGTGCGGCTATCCAGCTCCACGCCCATCAACTGGCAAAAGATATTTACAGCGTCAGGCATAGTCATCGGGAAGTTAAGCGACTGTTCTGGCTCCCACACAACGTCAGCCTTTCTCATAGCGTCGTATGCTTCGAGTTCCCAATAATTCCCATCGCAGGAACGGCGGTTGGTAAAAAACACGCCCTTTGGGATCCAGTCTGTCGCCTGACTGCCATTAACAAGCCTGAGATAGCGATTGATCGTCGCGGCGCGCGGGATATTGTCCGCGACGACTGCGAGTTTCAGCGTCGCGCAACAGGCATTGCCGATGCCAAATTCTTCAAACAGCTGAGATTCAACAGAGTGGGAAACCTCCGCGTCTTTCCCGTATTCCACACCATTGATGATAAATTTGTATTCGCGTTCCGTCCCGGGCTTGTGAAGCAGCTCGCGCCACAGCGCACTTGTCGTCTGCCCCATATCACACCTCGATCAAGTTAAACGTCGCGCCGCCCCACACCTCATTGTCGTCTGCTGCTTCTTCGAGCGTGCATTCCATCGACGAGCAATAAAACGTGCTGGTTCTGACGCCATGCAGATCGAGATACTTGGCCGTGACCGTTGTCTCATTAAGGTCATCATCGAGCTTTGCCAGCTTATCGCGAGGCATAGAGCGCGTTGTATAGTTCAGCTTTCGCTTGCTGGTAATCTTGTCACGGCGCATTTTCCCATCTTTTGTGCGGGTGGTCTTATCGCTGTCGAGGTCGTTGCGGCTCCACCCATAACCCTTTGTGGCGATAAAATCGGAGTAGTCCGTGCCGTTGATAATAAGGACTTCCATGTTACTCCTCCTTAGTACAACAGCACGGGCTTACCCGCCGCGCGTGTCATGTTGTTAATGTTCTTCACGGTGCTGCGTGCGATTTCCTTACCGTCAAGCTGGATAACGACCGTAGTTGTACCGCCGCCAGATTCCGCCATAGCCTGCTTAAATGCTTCGACCATCGTTGCAAGCGGCGTTTCGATGTTCGTCCCGCTCTTCTGGTCGCCCAGCACGGCGAGAAATTCTTTGTTGGGCGGAATGACTGCGCCGGTTGCCAGACGCGGAAGATGTACTTCGGAAAGCGAGGAAAGATGCCCCCCGATGCTTTTACCGCCAAGACCCGGAACCCAGCTCGGGACGGTAAACTTAATCGTGTTGATCTTGCTGATAAGCCAATTCAATCCCTTGATAATGGCGTTCACCGCGCTTTCAGCAATAATGACGATGCTGTTCCAAATGCCTTTAAACACCTTTTTGACACCATTCCATGCAGAATTCCAGTCACCAGTGAACACGCCCTTGATAAACTGGATAATGCCGCCAAGGATGTTATCTTTAAGGTTTCTCGCAAACTCGGTCAAATTGCCAGTCAGAGCAAGCACAGCGGTAACTACCGTAGCAATTCCCGCAATCACAAGTGGGATGACACTACCGGTCAGAAAGAAGAATCCCAACCCCGTTGCCACAATGCCAGCAATCAGTAACAGCGTGTTTTTGAGATTTGCACCGTTATCACAAATGTCCTTAAACGCTGTGATAATCATTGCTGCGCCAGCCACTACAAGGCCGATGCCAGCCCCAACTTTGCCGAATGCGATTGCAAGCCCCCCGGCAAGCGCCGCTGTGCCTGCAAGCATTTCAAGCAGATTCCCCCAGTTAACGCCGTTATTCCATGCGTCGGATAAGCCGTCCCACAGAAGAATCAATCCTCCAACCGCGATAAGGATGCCGCCGAGCTTTTGCAGAATAGTGCCAAGCACACCCGGCAAGCTGCTGCTGATTTTCCACAGCGCTAATCCTGCCGCAATGAGCATGACTGCATCGGCGATTTTTTTTAAGCGGTCGCTGATGTCGTCCATGTAGCTAAAGTCCGGAGTGATTGCGTCAGCGGATGCGCCACCGCCCGCATCGTTTGCGGTATCGGTGGAAATCTGGTTGATCTCATCAAACGCCGCAAGCTGACTTGCCGCTTTCTTCGCGGCACTGCCCGTTCCCTTTAATGCGCTGGTCTCTTTGTTTAGCGCCTTTGCCGAGTTAGCAGTTGCCTTGACGCTCTTGCCAGAGATAAGCGCCACAAGACGCGTGATTTGCGAGACTACTGCCGTAATAACTTTTACAAGCAGTGTAAAGGCGGGGACAATTACGCTTACAAGAGGCTGTGCCAGCGTCAAAAGCACTCCTTTAAGCTGCGCAATGGATTCTCTTGCCTCGGAGTTTACCATTACGACGTTCTTTACCCAGTCGCGCACTTTTGTTAAAGCTTGGGTAATAACTGTAAAAACAAGTGCGCTGCGGACAACAGATTTTACGCGCTGTCCAAATACTTTCATGGAATCTGCCGCCGCTTCGGTTGCATTGCGCAGCCCTGCGCCTTTGGCTCTGCCCTCGATCTGCTGTGTTAGCTCGACTGCCTGCGTTTTCGCGTCGGAAATCTTATCGCCGGTTTTGTTGAGCTTTTCGTTGAGCTTATCAATGCTATTTGCAGTTTTGTTAAATTCGCTTTGCAGCATTCGCACGCGCTCGGCCTGCTCGGACACGTCGATTTTCTCATACGTGCCTTTTGGCGCTGTGCGCATATCGGCAAGCTCCTGTTTCGCCGCATCCAGCTCTGCTCCGATGTTGCGCAGCCGGTCTTCCATCGGCGTTTTCTGGTCGCCGAGCCTTTTAAACTCCTTTTGTAAGGATTCGATATTGCTTTTTACTTTGTTCAACTCCTGATGGAGTTTTTTGTCGCTAATAGTCGCTTCAAATACGACTTCGCCGTCAGCCATAATATCACCTTCTTGCTTTTTGGTTTTTTGCGTGATATCATCCAAGCAGCCATAAATAATGGCAAGGAGGAATGAAAAATGGATAAGATGACTACTTGCAAGGTATGCGGGGCATCTATCGCAAAATCCGCTACCACTTGCCCGCAGTGTGGAGCCAAGCAGAAAAAGCGCCACCCAGTGCTGGGGATTATCATTGCTATTTTCGGCATTTGCATGATTGCCGCCGCATTAAACGACATGGGCGATGATCCTGGCGCGGAGAAACAAACGTTTAGTGTTGGAGAAACCGCCGAGCTAAACGGAATCAGTGTAAAGTTTGATTCTTGCGCCGAAAGCAATGGATCGCAGTTCAACACCCCTGATGACGGTAATGTGTTTTTGCTTTGTGAATTCTCCATTGATAACCAGTCGGATAAAGATATTGCCGTTAGCTCTATCGCATCGTTCAACGCCTATGTTGATGACTACTCGACAAATCTGAGCATTTCGGCCACCATCGCAACCGATAAACCCCAGTTAGATGGAGCCGTTGCTGCCGGTAAGAAAATGACCGGTGTTGTCGGATACGAAGTCCCCAAAAACTGGGAAGAAATTGAAATCCGCTTTACTCCCGACTTTTGGTCTGGAAACGAAATTGAATTCATTGCAAACAAGTAACCATCTTCGCCCGATGCTATTTTGCGTCGGGCGTTTTTTTGCCCAACCACGCATTGATCGTGTCGTTTTCTTCTTCCGTCATCGGCTTATTTAGATCGACAAGCCGCCTGTTTTCTCGGTAAAATTCTCGATCCGACTTGTCGAGCGTTTTTCCTTTTGCTTTCAGGTTGCGAATTCGAACGATGTTTGCAAACAAGCAATCCCCGATTTCGTAGTACGCCGAGACGAATGACCACCAATGGAAATAAGGCATTGCGCGCACTTCATGTCCCACAACGTGGTTGATGGGAGCCACGATGTATTGGAAGTCTTGCTCCCAATCCATCAATTTAGGTCGCTTTTGATTATCGCCTTCATCGCCGCAGTCGAGAAACCATGTCATCTGTTTCACGGCTTCTGGAATGTGCTCATCCGGCATTTTTAAGAAGTCTGGATAAAAGATATCCAGCGCCGCAATCACTTTTTGCTCGTTTGTCAGATCAGTCGCAGCAAATGCCGCCAGCACGTCAAGCGCCGCGCGATAGTCCGAGCGAATTTCATAGTCAACGCCGCAAACGCTCAGCGAGGTTGGAAGATCGTACATCATTTGCGGTATTTCTGCGTATACTTGCGGATTTTCTCATCGGCAAGCGCCTGTTCGCGCTTTACTGCCTCATCAAACTGCTCGATGATGGCGGTCATAAAGTTCTGCCAAACCGGCGCACCATTGGCCGCGGAATATGCGTTGACGCTGCCAAAAAGCGTATCGGCAATGTCCTGTCCGAACAAATCATTGATGATGCTACGCATTTCCTTGTCGAGAGAATCAACCATGTCAAAAAGCTCATCATCGGGGATATCCTTTTCGAGCGTCTTTGCACGGGTCTCCTGCTTCTTGCGCAGGTCATCAAAGGTTTTATATGCTTTCTTTGCAAAGTTCACGTCCGCAGGATTAAAGTAAACGGTAACAACGCCGTTTACGCCGCGAATTGTGTATTCTTTTACGCCAGAATCAAAAGTGAGTTCCATACCTTCCTCCAAAATGAGGGCTGACAAACGCCAGCCCTCTATTTCTTATTCGCCCTCGGTAAACGTGATCGTGCTGCCAGAGATAGCGGCAGTGCCGACCGTGCGCGTGCCGCCAAGCGTCACGTCGATAGGCATACCGATAAAGCCGCCACCCTCGCCGCCGAGGGAAGAGGGCTTAACCATGCAGGACGAATAGCGCTCCGCAAATACTGCGGTCTTTGCCGTGCCTGCATAGGCGTGGACAATCAGCACGTCCTGATTCGCCAACGCCGCCGCGTTCTGCTCCTTGACCGCGAGATTCCAAATCTTGACGATGGCAGGATCCCCAGCGTCCAGATCGGACGGGTCAAAGGTCTGCGTGATGATGGGTTTCTTCATGGTCGTGCGCGTCGTGCCAAGAATATCCTTCGAGGAATCCTCCTGCCAGTCATATTCCATGCTGGAATCTGTGACGCGCGTACCGAAGGGCGACCACGTGGGGGTTCCAGTTTCGCCCGTGTTGAGACACGCAATCAGAAGTTCTCGGTCTACGGTCTGCCCCGCCGTGGTGTTAAAGGTCATATCAGCCATTTTTAATCACCTCGTAGTTCATTTTCATAAGGATTTGATGATCCTCGTCTCCATTTTCATACATGGCGAAAAGAGAGGATCGCGTTGTCGGCTCAATGCGAATGACGCGTCGACCGTCGCCAATGTCAGGCGGTGTCTCGCTTGCCGCCCAATCGCCCAAGGCGTTAAGCAGCTCGTCAGCTTTGAGCCGTTTGTCGTTGCTGTTCCCCGGCTTCATGCGGTAGATAACCTTGAATTGGTATTCTGCCTGATACCCGCCGAGAATGTATTTCCTGACGATATACGCCGCCTGAATCGTAGACAGCGCCATCGCCGCAGTATCGGCGGGAAGAAATTCGAACCGAATCAAATCAACCGGCTTGTCAGGGAATGTGTTTAACCACGCAAGCAACTTTCGGGAGACTTGATCCTCTTCCGCTGCCGAGACCGTCTTTTTAACCTGTTTCGTACTTCTTCACCGCCTTTTCTGCTACACGCAACCACTTATCGAGGTTCTGCGCTTTTGATGCTTCACACCAATGGTCTTGTGCCTGTGGATGCGCCGTGTGGTTGAATACCAAATTGCGGTCAGTCACGACCTTTGTACCGCCTTTCGGCGCATATGTGCTGCCGGTATTTGGGTCAACCATGACTTTCCCGTAGTACAAAAATCTTGCGTAAGGCCCGGGGTAGACGATTGCGTTTCCTTCAATTTCGCCTCGATAATCAGGATGAATTCTTGTCCTTACCATTAAAGAACCCGTTTTCATCGGGACAAATGGCTGCGTGTCACGTTCCATTTGTTGAGCAAGCTCATGTTCCGCTGCCGTGCATGCTCGAGCAATCGCTCTCTGCACTTCGTCAAAGCCGCTTGTTTGCACCGAAAACTTGATGCCCATTATTTTCCCCCGACTTCCCAGTGCCTCATGTCGGCGCTTCCGTAGTCCATCGCGTCGACCTTCGTCACTTTGTAGCAGTCATCGTGATACTGCACGACGGTCATATTGTCGGAGATAAACTCACCCTTAACAAACACCGTCTCGCCGCCATTGCCGTTATACGAGAGCGTCCATAGTCCGCTTCTGTCTGCGGCTTTGGCGAACTCCTGCGGTTTTGCGTAAGCCTTTGCAGCGCCCGTCTTACCGTCCGCTGCTTCCACGGAGAACGGGATATACATATTTACAGCGTCCGCGCTCTCAAGGCCGCTTTCGCGCACGTTCACGCCCTTCGACGCTTGCAACATCACACCACGCAGGATTGTGGTATAAACTTTCTCGACCTCATCAAGCGTTGTCGGGTCGATCTCCTGCACAATGTTGTAAATCGTTACAGTGTGGGGAGCGTACATCTACAACCACCTCCGCGATACAGTAGCCCGGTATGGGCAAGGTATTCCATGCACGTTTCTGCCAGCAGTTTCTTCGCACCGTCCGTCGCACTGAGTGCAGACAGGGCGGATTCCCCGCCCGTTGCAAGGGTGCGGGAATAGCTGCCTACCGTCTCGCTTTTGACTTCCGCGTCATTTGCCGCGGCGTTTGCAAGAGTTTTCGCGGCAAGCGCCTGCGCCGCCTCGATGACCGCATACTTGTCAACCAGCGCACAGCAGCACATCTTAACCGCATCAAGATCGGCGTGGTCTTTAGCTTTGTTGCGCGTGTAATAATCGAGGAAGGAGCCGGCGCGGACAACAAGACGCGGGAAGTCATTTTCACTCACAGCGCCCATATAGGTGCCGGAGTAGTATTCAAAGTCTGCGTAAGTCATCAGTGCCCTCCTTCCAAAACTGCGAGAATTTCAGCCTTTTTCATCGAACTGCTGACCCCTTCCACCCCGTTTTCATCGGCATACGCAAGCATTTCAGCTTTTGTCATGTCGGAGAAAGCCGGGGTGTCAGGGTCAGGCTCATTCAGCAGTTCAGTTAGCCCCCCACCGCCGGAGTGATAGAGCCGACCACCACGCCGTCGATACGCTCAGCGAAAAGAGCCATGCCGTTGATAACGGTGTCAGATGCGGTCATGTTGGTGTAATCGGGCTCCTCATGGATACCGATATAGCCGGTGGCGTCGGTGGTGAAATCGAACACCTCGCCAAGATCAGCGCCGTTCACAGGAATGTAGTACAGGGCAATGTTGTCCTTGGCGGTGGCGTAAATCTTGCCCTTGGGAACGCTGGAATTGAGAATCACGGTGCCAAGGCCGAGGAAGTTCTCAACGTAAGTCATGCCGAACGCGGTCTGCAAGGTAATGTTTGCGCTTGCGAGGTAGTCAGCAACGTCCAGCGGGTTCAGAAAATACACCGCACCGATCTCGTCATCTTCAAACAGCACCTGCAGCTGGCCCCATGCCTGTGCCAAGGTTGCCTGGAAGGTCGCACCAGATGCCGTGCCCGTGCCGGTTGCGAGGAAGTCGAAAAAGTCTTTTCGGATACCCTTCTGGACGTCCTTGAGCATTTCGTCGGTAGTCATCTCTACCGCCTGATCGTAGCCGCGATCGGTGATTGCTTCGGCAGAGGTGGCTTTGCGCCACTTCTTAAGCGTAATCTCCTTGTAGTTCACGGCTTCGGTCTTGTACTTGCTAAGGGGGATGGTCTCACCCTCAGCAACAGCGCCGCTCTCCAGCGTGCCAGTGGCCTTGTAGCTCTTGAGCACAGTTCCAGCCTGCTTTGCGATCTTGCGGGTCACACCCAAGGCCTCCATCAGCTTTTTGATGGAATAGCCGAACATTTCGGTAAATTCAATTTCGCGCACACGCGCGAGGTCAGCTTTCTTAATGAGATTAGGATCAGCAGCCATTTTTATTCTTCCTTTCTAAACAAATCCATATTTGCGGCGATTGCAGCGCGCCGCTCCGCTCTGTCATTGATTTGCATAATCTCGTCCTTTGTCATCGGTTTCCCGCCGCCGTTAAAGCGCGCGCCAGTGTCGAAGCGAACGGTCTGCTTGGAGACAAGCCCCTTGTAAGTGCCGTCTACGAGCGCATCAAGAGACTTGGTGTCCTTGATCTTTTCTCCGTCCAGCTCCAATGCGGCCATTTCTTCGCCGCAGCCGCGCATAGCAAGGTCGAGATTCGCGCCGGTGATGTTTTTGCTCTTAAAGTAAGCACGCACGGCCTTTTCCTTTGCCGCCTTGCTTTCCTTTGCCGTGATGTCGGTCTTAAAGGCTTCAAAGGCCGAGTGTTCTTTCTCGTACTTCTCCTTGTAACCGCCGTCACCCGCCGCCTTGAGGTCGTCCAATTCCTTCTGGACACCGGGCAGCTTCTCCGCGTCCGCCTTGTACTTCGTGAGATCGTCCTTGAGGGGGTCAACCACGCCCAGATGCAGCGCAACCAAGCGATTTTCGATCTCTTCGGTGCAAGCCTCGCCGAGAATATTCCTGATTTCCGCTCTCGTAAATTTCGCCATGTTATTCGTTCTCCTTTTCCTTGGCCCCAATTCTTCGGGGGCGAACGTTGTATAAAAACCGCTGTACCTTGCGGGTTTTACCTAAAACAAAAGAGCCACCCACCGAGAAAAACTCGGTAGCTGGCTCCTATTGCCCTTTCCCGCGCCCTATTACGCGGGAGTTGAATATTTGATTGTTTTCTTGACCTCTAAAACGATGTACCCGTCGCCTTTTCGGCGTATTTCAGCATCGTTTCCGCGCTTCAAAATTGCATCGATTGCCTTTTTGACTTCTTCCCAGTTCAATACAGCACCTTCATTCTTTCCCGCTGCTCCGGCAGTCCTGCCGCCACGCTGAACGCTTTGTATTTCGCGTTTAACCGCCGCAGCCTTATGTTTACCGCAGTCTCATCTTCATGCAATCCTGCGGCCTTGTAAGCAGCTTTTTCGCGCTTTAGTTTGCGTGCCTCGCGCTCAACGCGCCGCTGCATCTGCGTTGCTTCGTATGCAGTGTATTTCTTTCCGTCAAAATCGCATCCGAGATCATCATCAATATGGGCAAGCTGTTCGTCTGTGTATGTGCGTTCGCTTACGCCCTCAACCCAAACGTTGCGGCGATGCCGACAGTTAGCCCCCTCAAGTCCATCAACAGCCCCAAGACCGCACACATCGTAAATGCTCGGGTAGATGTCCCCTGCGCGAATACTGTATACCTTGCCTTGCCAGTCCTTATGGCTTGACCACGGTGACGGCCCAGGCTTATCTCTCGCGCCAGCATGGGCGGAAACCTCAAAATACGGAGTTTCGAGATACTGCGCCGACTGCTCCGTATATTTAGCGCAAATTTGATTTACGCCAGTCATTACGGCTCTGCGCGCCGCCACATCGATCTGATCTCGATGTCCGCTCTCATAGTCAACCACCCTTAAGCCGCTGTCTGCAAGCTGCTTTACTGCCGTCTTGATAGCCTGATTGTAGCTGATAGCGCCGCTCTGGATTTGCATTACGGCATTATCAAGCGCCCATTGGTAAGCCTTTGCCGGTGGGAGCATTGTCCGCCCTGCGTCTACCAGAAATCCCATGGAGGCCGTCAGGTTTCGGAACGTATCCAGCGTTTGCCGCCTGATCGTATCCACCGTGGCGGCGTCCACCAGCGTTTCCGGCTGCGTGACATGGGCGAGATCAATTATCTCGGTGTAGTATTTTTGATTGCGCTCCACTACATCGTCCAGCAGCTTGTTTAGCTTCTGCTCGCTGATGCCGGAAGTTTGGCGAATGGCTTTTTCGATCTCTTTGAGATCAATGCCGTGAGACCGCAAAGCCCGAATATCCTGCACCGTTACCTCGTTGAGCTGGTCGGCGGCTTTAAGGCGAGAGCATATTTCATCTAAAAGTGTATCTTCAAGGCCTCGATACAACTTTGCCAATTCTTCGGGGAGGGCATCTAGCAGCTCTGGCGTAAAAGGGTACTTTTTCAAGACTTTTTCTTTTTCCATTTAAACGCATACTTAACACCAGCGGCTTTTGCAAATTTGGCATACACATTGTTTGTCGCTTCTGTTTGCGCTTTTCTGCTCGCTGCCTTGGCCTCCTGCGGACTTTTGTACTTTCCCGCCTTATAATCGGCTGACACTTTATTTGCCGCTTCTCTTACGGCTCGTCGGACATAATTATGATTATATGCTAGCGTTTCATAAAATCCCTTGTTGTGAGGCCCCGATAATGTAAACGTTGCATCTCGGCTCTCAATTATGATTGCTTTGGCGCCCGACTTTTGCCACGTTTCAATATCTTTTAAGGACGGGACGGGAAGAACGCCCTCCGGATGATTGTGTAAAACAATGTTCCCTTTATAGTCGGTATCGCCGTATCCTGCGTGTTGAGCTGTTCCTTGCTCTTTATAGAGCAAATCGCCCGATGGAGAAAATACAAAAAGCTGTTCTTTTTTTAGGTTGGCGATTTTTGCCCTAGCAGCATTTATTGATGCAAATCCAAAACTTCCGCTTCCTCCTCTTCCGCCCATTTTGCTTTCCTCCTGTTAACAATTCTATCGTAGTGCGGCGCTATGCGTATTACGTTCCAATCGCACTCCTGCGGTACTTTCCCATAAAAGATCACCCATTTCGGCGATAGCCGTTTCATCATTTCCTCATAGCCACACAAAAACAAGCGCTTGCTTTCCTTGTTTTGCTGTGTGCCTACTGAGCTGACCGCAACAATTCCGCCGACTGGCTCGCCATCAAAGCACCAATCATAGCTATGCTCGTCGCTCCATGAAATCGTTGGATAGACCGTCATGCCGTGCATTTGCCAGTATGCAGCCAGCCATTGCTTGCGGTAGTGGTTGTATATCTGCATCGCCAACGGCATATCCGTGTATGTTGAGAAGTCCGGCGCGCACACCGCCGCAAACTGCGACAGTTGCGGAATGTACTTGTCCGGTGTGTTCCAGTATCGGATGAATTGGTAATCGTCCACAAAGAAATGAACGATTTTGCTTGCCTGGTCTTTTGCTGTGTAATGGTAATTCACAGGGATAAATTCGCCATGCGGATATGCCTTGACCGGCTCGATCTGCGGAATATCGTACTTCCCCACGCCTGGGAATGTGAACTTGTCGAGATTTTCAAAGTTAATCATAAACTTTTACTTTCACAACGTCGAACACGATGTTATTTCTTTCTTTTTCGCTTTGCAGCATTCCACTTATCAATAATATCTCGTGCCGCTTTTGCCGTTTTTGCGGTGTTGACTAAATAATCGCTATCTTTTCCTGACTTTGGTTTATGGCTAAAATCGTAGATACCATAGCTACTGCCGACTTTCACAATCGTTTTACCGCCGTAATCCGTAACTTTGAAGTTTTCTCTGAGTTTTGTTTCATACGCACTTTTAGCTCCAATGCTGCCACCGGCTCCATCTCTACCGCCCATTACTCTACCTCCTGTTGTCCTTCGGTTGTCATGTCCTGCATCTTCGGCAACGCCGCCTTTGCGGTCTCCTCGTCCTCGTTAAGCCACTTCATGCGGAACTCCCAATCGTTCATAATGCCCGCCTGCAAAAGCTGCATATCGCGGGAAAAGTCGGTCTGCTTGTCCTCAATGATGCTGTCATCAAAGTCGATGGAGATTTCTACATTTTCGTCAAGCCCTGCATTCATTGCGGTATTCCCAAGCCTGAGAAGAACACGGCACAGCTCAGTCAATGCCTGCTCGAGGATAATTTCATGCTTCCTAATCGTGCGGAACATGGTGCTATTCTCGCTAATGACCTGTGTGGCCGTGGCAATGCTTGTCTGATCGAATTTGTAATGATTCTCGCCAAAGCCGCATTTGCTCGACAATATGTTGAGCATATCTTGCATACCGGTGTTAAACTCTGCTGTGCGCAGCGTCATATCGACCTGTTGCAAAATGTTTCCATCAGATGCGCGATCTTCCGGGAGAACGTAGTAAACCGTTTCGCGCTTATCAAAGACCGGCCTACCGTTGATGTCCTTGGTTGCTTCCGGCTGTACCACGATGCGCTTTTTCCCCAGCACAAACTCATTCACATAACTATCGTATGTAATATCAACGCTTTTGAGCTGGTCGATGGCGGAAGCGAACACTGCAACGCCCATAGGGTTATCTTCATCAGAGTTCGCAATGTTCAGACGGTCAATGACAAACTGCGGCTTGGCGCTTCCTGTGTGGACAACAGGGGGAATTGCTTCAAATCCTCTCACGCTGGTTAATGGGACTTCCTCCGCATCGTACAGGTGGTTTTCAATGTCGTATTCGCCACCGTTCAGCCGATGCACCTGAATGTAGATGTATTCCGTATCATCAACTCGTTTTGTCCATGCAAAAGCGCACTCACGAATAATGCCATTGTCCCACGTCAACGGGTAGATGTTTGCAGCGGTTACATAGTTGATATGAATTCTTCCGGGGTTAGCGATCTCTGCTGTATCAGGGTCAACGCTCATATCCTCCATGATTGGAACATAAGCAACTGTACCAACAGCGGATTTCCGCTCCTGCAATTCATTGGATTTTACTTCCCAGTTATTATCGGCAAGAATCGCATCTACAAATTCCTGCTCCTTCTTGCCCTCAAGCGTAATATTCACGCGCTCGTTCATCAGCAGGTTCGCCCAGTCCTCGCAGACTTTCTTGCCCATGTTGACGGAATATCTGTGGCATTCCAGTTCTTCGATGCCATTCCACACCGTATAACTGTGGAAGTCTTTTACATCGCCGTCATACCATGATTTCCATACATCGATCAGGTCGTAGAATTTGCTATTGATCGTGTCAAAGCCCAATTCTTTAAGTGCTCTGCGAATGTTCACTGTTTCACCGTCCTCATGTGCCCTGCGCGCTCCAATTCCTTGTAGTACGGCTCAATGCTGTACTCAAATGCGTCAAGGCTGTCAATATCAGATGTTCCATCGTCAAGGCGCTCGTCCTCGAACTTGTCAGGATCATAAATTGCAGTTTGCAGTGCATCAATCAAGTGCGGACAGCTGCGCGAAACCTTAAAACGCCCCTGCTTCATCAGCAGCACCACGAGCCTGATTCTATCTGTAATTTGCAGTTTCATTGCGTTCTTGACCTGCGTGCCGAGGTGCATCTTCTGCGCGGTATGATCTAATCCACGAATTAGCACCGTTTCCGCACTGTCTGCCCGCGTCTGGCTGTATCCGTACTTTGCCGTAACCATTTGGCAGAACATAGCAAAGCGCCTATTCAGTTCGTTAGGGTCAATCTCTTCGTTCTTGATGTATTCCTCTTCCAGCGCGGCCACTCGATAATCTTTTGTAATCCCGGTCGCCTGAAACTTTGTCGCGGATTTCGTGCCGCCGAAGTCAACGCCAATGGAAATAACGGAGAACTTTGTATCGTTTTCTTCCGCCCATTTCAACGGATCGTCGATCAAATACTTTTCTGTGTCGTTAGCAAAGTCTTTGTAAACAATGCCCTCGGCAGCTACCCATAATCCGCGCACATACCGGTCATAGAAAATGCCGGCATACATGTTTTCATAGCGCGCAAGCGTTTTCTCGCTCAGACCTGGGTTGTCAGTCATCTCGAAGTGCAGATATAGCGTGTTCCGTTCGCGGTGTCGCTTAATCCACTCCTGATAGAACCAGTGATGCGGGCTGCCGGGGTTACATGAAAACCACAGCTTCGCGCCGTCCACAGAACATCGCGCAAGCGCCTGTTCCACGAACGAGCGTGGCATCAGCACCACTTCGTCCAGCAGCACACCCGCCAGCGTGCGGCCCTGAATCAGCGTATAGCTGGCCTCATCCTTGCCGCCGAACACCTCGAAGTAATTCGTCACGGCACCGCGCCGCACTTCCATAACCTTGTCGCCGCGCCGCCAGCGGATGATATAGCGCTCCTTTGCCAAACTCATCGCCGTAAACGGCACGATGATGTTCTTGGTGCAGCTATCCACCGTGCGTCCACACACGCCGAAACGCTGACCGCTGAAATTCTCCATCGCCCAGTGGACGAACGCCCACATCATGATGGAGGTTTTGCCGGAACGCACAGCGCCGTCACAGATCAGCGCGTCATACTTGGAATAGGGGAAAGCGAGGATTTTTGCTTGCTTTGGGCTAATCATGTGGCATAAATATAACTACCATAGACGGAAATGAAGCAGAATTTTTACTTCCGCCGAATTTTAATCGTCCTCTAATAAACCGAATTTCCACATTGTTTCTTTTGTATATGTAATCGTGGAACCATTTTGTATCTGTTCTGGCAGGAAGTAGCATTACGACGGTAGCCCCGCTAACGGATGCAAATAACGCTCGCCTCACCCATTGCCCGATGCCGCGCCCATATGGAGGATTGCACCACACGGTTCCTTTCCACGGATGTTCCAGTCCGTCTTGTTCCTCCGTATAGAACTTGTCGCATTTTGCATTTTCTGGAGTTGCACACACATCAAGTGTAAATTGAAATTCATTATTCAGTTTATCAAACAAATCTTGTGGCGTTTCCCATAAGTCTGTTTTACTAGAAAACATTAATTCTGTATTCATGTGTCACTCTCAAGCTCCTTTGCCATTTCCTTTAGGCTCTGACTGAGCGCGTCTTCCTTTACCGTGTCGGCAGGACTGCCGCCGATCATCGCCCACTTGTCGATCAGCGTTCCCATTGCCGTGGTGATCTGGCTGAGATTTGCCGCCGCCAGCTTTTCGGGGGCGTTGAGCATTTCAAGCCCCTTACCGATGAACGAACACACAAGGTCTTTGTGGTCGTTCATGTATTCCATCACATCGGCGGTGTTCTCTTCCTTTTTTTGTTCGCACTTTTCCACAATGTCGGCATTCGCCCGCACAAGGTTCTTAACGGTTGTTGCGGACACTCCGTTGATTTTCGCTGTGGCGCAATAGTTGTTCGTCTGCACATAGTCCGCCAGTATTTTCTTTTTCTGCCGGTCTGTCAGACGCGCAGCCATGTCATCACCTCGTCGCTCTCGCGCGCAAAATGTCGCTCTCTCTCTTTTCTTTTGGGGGATTATAGGGGGTAAGATAATACGAGGGTTGCAAGGGGGAGAAGAAGAAAGGGGGAACAAGGGGGCTTTTCTTTTCTCTCTCTGAGCTATGCGTTTGCTTGCATTTGCTTACATTTGCTTTGCTTCTGATTGCATTCCTTGCGTTAATTGCTGTCGTGCTGCGGTCTAATTTCATCCGCCCGTCACAGTCTATTACCGCTTTGATACGCCGATAAGCGTTGTCAAATTATTTTTGCTACCAGCCCCCGCCCCTTGGCCTTACATAGCAGACTTTACCCGCCCCGAAGGGCCACAACGCCGCCCACATTTGGCGTTATTCTTTCCATTGGCCGTCTTTCTCGCTTAGATTGTCACACGCTACCGACAACTACGCTCCGAAAAGTCGTAGCCCCTATTCCGTCAGGTCAAACCGGTCTTGACGCATCAAGACAAGCGCAGTTTTCAGCGAGCTTTGTCATTTCCATGTGAGCCATGACGACAACGGTCTCACATTGTCCGGGCGCTACCCGGCCACTGGCACAGACGGTGGGGCTCGGACCCACGACATACCGGCTCACGAAGTCCGGTGCTTTACCAACTGAGCTACGTCTGCGTATGTCCCCGCTGGGCCACATCGTTGAGAGGTGCGCGGGGTCCTGTGCCGCATGAGAGGTGCGACCTCTCGGCCCTGATCGTGGGCTGCATCGTGCGTGCGGCAAATCGCGGGGGGGGCGGTGTGAAAAGATGAAAAGCACCGCGCCCCGCTATGGCGCAGGAGGTAAACGCCATAAATGAGAGAACCGCAAAGGCTTTTACACCTCTGCGGTTCAATTTTTTCATGATTGCAATACCCTGACTCACTTATAAGTGAGTTTTGCAAAATATTTTTATAAACTTTTTGGATAGTCCGACCTGCCAAGCAGGTAGTCAATCGACACGCCGAAATAATCAGCAATGCTTATCAGCGCGTCCATTGACGGTTTCTGCGTCCCCATCTCATAGCGCTTGATGGTGTTACGGTTCAGCCCGCACAGCTCAGACAGAACGCAGCGCTTTAATTGCTGGCGTTCGCGTAACCTCCGCAGCCGATCAGGAAACGTGCTCATCGCATCACCTCAATCATCTCCCGCGCTGTTGATCAGCCTGTCAAGATAGAATCTCGCCTTTCGCAGATCTTCCTTGCCGTTTTTCAGCGGCCAGCGCCACATGTACTTGAGCACCTGTCCCGTCAGCCATGCTTGCATCGGGTCTTTCTGGCACGTCAATGCGGCCGCAATGGCGTCGATGCACTCGACCCCTCCCGCCGTGTAATGCGCGGGGTGACTTACATTGTCATGCTCGATGCACGGGCTATTGGCAGGTGCGCTCCCTCTCGGCGGTGTACTCCATTTAAACGGATCGTTACTCATGGCGCGCCACCTTCCGCTTCACCCACGCCCACAGGTTTCTCCACGGATGGGATTCTGCGTAATTGGCGCGCTGCTCGGCGTTGTAGCGCTTGTCACGCATTACATCAATGACCGTCCCCTTAAAAGCAAGATCGTCGTTCGCCCGCCCAAGCGCCGCCTCAGTATCGGCGAGCTTATTTCGCAGCACATCTGCGTCCGCTTTCAGGTTTGCGATCTCGTTCTCTCGGGTGATGGCCTCGCCGTTCATCTGGTCAAGCTTTTCCGTCAGCGTGCCGATTTCTCCGCGCAGTTTTTCATTTTCCTCGGCCAGTTTTACTCCGGCCTTAAAATGTGCCGCCGCCTCGGCTTCCGCCGCTTCCTGCCTTTCGGTGGCTTCCTCCACCATCTTCGCCATCTGGTCTTTGGTGTACTTCTTTACGTTGATGCTCATAGCTTGGCTCCTTCCATTTTCATCTGTTCTTCCCGTCCCCGGTCGCTCACGATGCTCACGACCTTGCAGTCACCATATCGCTCAATATCCATGGCGATGCGCTCCTTGATGCCCTGCGCGTCAGCGGCGGGGACGTTGGCTTTAATCGTGATCGTCAGCATATACGTTCCCTTTCACGTGCTCTTTCCACCACAGATATTCTTTGCGCTCTCGTCGATATTCAAAAATCAGGCTTTCCGCCTTGCAGATATCGCGGAATCTGTTGCTTGCTGCAATCCATGCAGTCTCAACCAGCCACCATAAAAAGCATAACGCTGCAAGAATCGCTGCAATGCCGCCAATCGCTATAAAGAACATTCCAACGCCTTCAACAAAAGATTCCATTCGTTACACCTCCTTCGGCTCGCCGTAGCTGCAAAAATCGGTGCTGCCCACATTGCGTCTATTACATGGCGCGCGCCTGTTGTGACACGTCAGCGTCCCCGGCTTACCGTATCGCTGGGTAAGCTCTGACGGCAATGTGCTGTGCGCGCAGTCCTTGCACCGCGTCACGACCACAGCATCGACGGTGGGAGCAGCGGCCACGATGGGCAAAGCAATTTCGTCCCTATCTGCGTTGTCGTACCACGGCTCGTCATCAAGCTTTTCCCATAGCACGTCGCCATCAATCAGCCGCATCGCTGTCACCTCCGTCCATTTTTGCAGAGTTCTCCACAAAGTTGCGGACTCTGGCCGCGCAGGAGAGGCACAGTTGTTTCTCCGCAGAAAATGGTGTCTTAAAATTCACAACGCCGTAGTGATTGAAATCCAGATTCACACCGTCAACCTCGTAGTCAATCTCGCGCCCGCACATATCACAGAACACTTTAACCATCAACTATTCCCTCCGTCCATCTTGGCCCCGCAGTAATAGCAAAAACGGCACTCATTCTCAAAGATTGCATCGTGTGCATCATCTGTCGGAATATCCACGCCGCAGTTTGAGCACTTTCCATCTACCCACCGCCCATGCACCACCGGGGCAACATCGGCAACGGGCGCAGAGCAAACCTTTGCCATAAAAGCACAGTTCGTAGCGCCGCAAAACGCTATCCCGCACGTTTCATAGCAAATGCTGTCCAGCAACGCCTCCCGCTCAATGTATTCAGCCATTGTCAGGCCTCCTGTTCCACGTATTCAAGCCGGCTCCGCAGCCGCTGGACCTTGTATGAACGCTGCTCCGCCACCGCGTCCTCGACCTCAAACTCGATCGCCATCTGGTCGAGCATGATCCCGACGTCGGCGATCTCCTCGGCGATGTTGGCGAGCGTGTCGCCGTCCACGCGCCCGCGCAGGAACTTGCACAGCACATCCTGCAGCTCGGCCATCTCCTCAAAGACCATCGTGATCTGCGCCTGCGCGCCATAGCTGCTGAGCGCCGCGCAGAAGGTTCTGCGTTCCATGTCAGTCATCCTTCATCGCCTCCACATAGCACCAGCTCTGGGGCGGGTGCTTAATGTCACCGCCCCATTTTTTGCAGTCTGTGCATTCCCATGTGTATTCTGCATGGCAAGAATCGCACGGGTCAGTTGCACGCTGGAACTCGCTCAGTTCGCGCGGCGTATCATAAATGCGCAGGTCGGAGATATGCCAGCCGTAGCCCTGGCAATGTCCAAGATAGCCGTGCAACTCATCGTCTGTCATGGCCACACACAGGCCACACTTTTCTTCGGCAGCTTGCTTGTAAACGGATAGTTCCCCAGCCTTAAAAAGAAAATCCGTACTATCCTTGTCAATCTTGTAAATCCGGTCACAGTCGAACTCACCAATAACCTTGCCGTTTCCTTTATTTGCCCCTTTTGGGTTCTCTAAGTAAGCACATACCGCCATAACCGAGTATTCTTCTCTTGTTGGAGCGTCCAGAACCCAGAGCGCATCATACCCAGCCATTTCCACTGTGCAGTAGATATAGCACTTAAACGGTGTTTGCAGCTTTGGTCGCGTCTTGCGCACCTCAATCGTCTTTTCGCCGCAGCAAATTTTCTCGCACCGCTCCGGGCGGACACTCAGCATGACATACTTACTCATTTTTCATCGCCTCCAATGATTTCTCCGCCTCCTCACGGGTGAGAAACCGGAATGAATGTCCGCCGGTTGTTTTTCGATTCCCTTTGCAAACGGCAGAAACTTTTGTATCGTGTCCCCCTACGCTTTTAGCTGCTTCTTTCACGCTATGGAAGATTGCCCCATCATCTCGAATTACAGGCTTTTCCCACTTGTATGGCTCCATGTCAACTTGGATTTCGCGTTTTATTCTCATCCATACCGCTGATTCGCTGATTCCGATGCGCCTACTTGCTTCAGCCAGAGTTACCATTTCTCCGTTACACTCAACCATTTCGTTTGACCGCTTATTTGACTGTTGCTCTGCCATAGTAGCCCATCTGCAATTCTCGGGTTCATATCCCCTATTGAAATCTATCCTGTCGATAGTCAGCCCTTTTTCGTACCCGTTCAAAACTCCCCATTCAAAAAACGAATCAGGGTTTGAAAGCCACTCTTCGCAAATTCCGATTCCTCTCGCGCCGTAATTCTTATATTCAGAGTTTTTCAGATTGTAGCATCGCTGCTTCATCCCGTTATATTTGCGAGCAAGAGCTCTTCTAATATCTCTATCCATGATTTTCCCCTTTTTCAAGCACCACCAACCGACCGTCTTTGTCGGCCTCGGCCAGCTCGCGCAGGCGGGTATAGCTGCAAAGGCTTTCCAAATCAGCAAGGCGCATGAGCTTCAACGCGATCTCGTCTGCCTTGTCCTTCGGTAGAACTTCCTCCGGCGCACACTCTCTGTCCTCGTAGGCGGCGAGGCGATCCTTGAGGCGATTGCGGCAGTACAGCGCGGTGCAGTCATCCATCGGCTTACCATGCTTACCTGTCCAATCCGCTTTACACTTCTCGCAATCCATCATTGCCTGTCCATCGTTGTCGCGCTTCGTCAGTCGTTCCATCACTCCACCTCCTGCATCTTACTAATCACTTTTCGAATCACGTCGCCACCGTAAGCACTTTTTGTCAACTCCAAAAACTCCGCCAGCGTCATCATGCCGTGCTCAAGGTCAACACCGTGATCGCGGGCAAACTGCTTTCGCCCCATGTCGCACGAGCCAGTCAGGCGGTGATGCCAGTCATAAAAATACTGTGTCGGATATGCTTTCTCGCGGTCTGTTTCGCGCAGAAACGTGTCAATGCGTTCATCTTCCGGCATATCCTCGAAAAGCTTGTCTCGCAGTGCCTCCATTGCTTCGCGCAGCGTTTCCCCGTGTGCAAAAACATTGTCTTGCTTGACGATGTAGCACGGCGTGAGCGTCAAATCACCGTTCAGGATTGCCCCGTGCGCGGTGTTGCCGCGCACGGAACGAATCAGCGTATTGACCCCGTCGATTTTATAGACAGCTTCCCCATTGAAGTTTTTAATGCCGTAGCCGTCGCCGGAGCCGGAGCCGGAGCCGTAGCCGGAGCCGGAGGTTACTGACAGGAATGCCTTGACCTTATCATCAAGCGTCATCTCTTCCACTCCTTTACGCCGCGAAGCGATACCGATGCATCATCCGTGCACGGGATGATCTGGATTGCTCCCATCACGGTCATTTCTGTGACCGTCACGGTAAAACGGCAGTTGCCCGGTGCTTTTGTGCCGTCCTGCGCCAGCTGTTCCACAGCGAATGCACCTTCCCAGCTCCACAGTTTACGCACCTCGGTCATGGTGACCTCGGAGCCGTTGCGCTCCTTGATCTTGCCGAAAAACACGCCTGCGCGGTCGCAGCGAACGATGTAGTCCTGATTGTTGTTCATGATGAAATTCCTCCTGATTTTTGTTAAAATTTAAAGCTCTCTCTGAGCTTCTTCCCGTTGAAATCGGCCTCCGCCGTAAAGTAGCGGTGCGCCTCGTTGATGTAGACGACGCGCCCGTGCGCAGTCATCTCTTTCGTGGTAACGCTCATAATGCCGTTGCTGCCCTCAAATGCGGCAGGCTTCCAGCTAAATGGTTCGCCAATGTACATGCTCAATACCTCACTCCGATAAAATCCAGCACTCGACCATAGCCGAGGCCCTCGCATTCCCTAATGTCTCCTCCCCATTGCTCCGCCATAGCTTTGGCGATGCCGGGGAAGGTCTTTGCGCGGTTTTTGGCCCTATCCGTGGTAAACATACCTTTATGCTGTTCCCCATGCTTATGACTATAGCTGCCGCTCGGACACCATGTTGCTGTCGGCTCAACAATATTGGTCGGTTTCAACGGCTGTACACCACGCTCCCACAGCAAGGTTTTTTTGCTGAACGGGTGTCCGTATTGATAGGGCTGTATGGCTTGGGTTGGTTCTGGATACTCAAACACTTTACTTGGTGTCGGATTTTCAATTATAACCTTGTCACAGTCGGCTGCCCATATTGCCAAAAACAACGCTTTGCCGCAAAGCCCTTCATAGTAGCGGCGAAGATTTAACCTGCCGCCTTTATACAAATGTCTTGCCCCGGCATTGCTCGTTTTGGTACACGGAGGGAAAGCGATAATCATATCCCATCGCCCCACATCATGCACCTGTCCGTCCATTGTGGTCACTTGCCCCCCCTCTATGGCCTTAAGCGCATCGACAAGGATATGCCACTCAGGATGCCCGCCGGACGGGTCCTGAATGTCGCAGGAATATGCCTCATGCCCCAATGCGCGGAACGCCTTACATACTTCCTGCGATTCCTCGCAGGCAACTAAAACCTTCATCGTCTCCCCTCGCATTCCCCGAACAGCTCCCGAAACGTCATTCCAGTCAAATCCTCCAGCGCGAGCAGCAGCCGCACCGTTGTATCGCGGTCGCCGCGCACCCACGCCGACACCGTAAACTGCGACGTACCGAGGGATTGTACAAGTTCTGTTTGGTTATAGTTCGTCTTTTCCAGCGCCTCCTTGAGCACTGGATAAGCGCAGAACTCAAACGGCGTTTTCGGTCTCACGATTTTGCTCATGTGTGTACCTCCCCGAAAGCCTCTTCAAATGTCAGCCCCGTCGCAGCAAGGATTGCCTTGATAACGCCGATGCTGAATTCGTTCTTCCCCGTTGTCCATCGCCACACGCAGAGCGGGGAGACGCCGATCTTCTTGATCAACTCCGGCGGTGTCATGCCCGATGACTGCAAGGCTTTCTTGAGCTGCGGATATACGACCGTCTTAAACGGCACGTGGTTCGTGTTCTCACTCATTTTCCTGCACCTCTCCGAGCAGCGTCCCGACGGTCACGCCCAGTGCTTCGGCAATGTACTGATACGTCGGCATGTAGCTGATGCATCGTCCCTCTCTGAGGTTTAAGATGCTACTGCGCGATAATCCCGCCTTTTCTGCAAGCCCCTTGATACTCATGCCCCGCAGCGCACTCCATTTCTTGATGTTCTCGCCGATCTCTTCCGGCGACAGCATGCCTTTTTTCGCCGGTGGGGATTCCGCCAGAATATCGCTCAACGTCAAGCCAACGCATTCGGCGTATCTATATAGCGTCGACACCTTCGGATAGCTCGCGCCCTTTTCGAATTTGGCAATGGTTGACTGTTCTGTGCCCATCATATCGGCCATCCGAAACTGGCTGATATTTCGCATTTTGCGAATATTTTTGAGCCGTTCGCCCAACTCTTTTTCTGTCAACATCTTTTCTTGCTCCCTCATTTCAGCCGTTGATAGCGCCGCGTCTTGAAATGGCGCGCGCTCAAGTAATCGTCTTTCTCCTGCGCTTCCCGCTGCTCTTCATCCCTCGCCGCGTTGTACTTGGCGATATCCACCTGATAGTGCGGGCACTCGCTGTGACAGCCCGGATGCCTCACAGGCGGCTTGCAGCTGTGGCAATGCTCAAATGCTGTCATCTCACACCTCGCGGATCGTAATGCCGTACTTCGCCAACATCTCGTTTTTCTTTCTTAGATACATTTGCGTCCGTTTCCCTTTGACGTCTTCAACCTCTTGTATCCAGTAAACTTGCCCATTGCAGTCAGGCTTGGTTGGCCGCTCATAGACAAAATCCGCAAAATATCGCTCTGACTTAACGTGCGCTCCATCCGACTGAATGTAAGGCTCTTGCAGCGTAAACGCTCGTTCTATCTGCAAATTGCGGATAAGCCCTCGTCTCTCCATCAAAGCCAACTCGTCATAACGCCTCGCCTCTTTGGCGCTCTTGAATTTATGCACTTTTCCGTTTGGCATGACGCGCGGGGTAAATTTACTCCTGTACTTACTGCGCTTTTCCCGCTTCTGCACCTCGCGCACGGCCATCTTTGCCATGACCTGGGCTTGAGCGTCCTTGCCAAGCTGCGAAATATCAATGCCCATTGCTTCCCTCCATTTCGGCAGCAGCCGCGTCCCACGTCATCCCGTGTTCCCTCGCATAACGCGAAACGCTCGGCATAAATGCCTCCTGTTCGGCTATCTTCTCGATGTATGGCTTCATCCACGCTACCGAGACGCGCGGGGAAACTGCGCCCCTGATTTTTGCCAGCACTTGGCCGACTTTCGGGGGGAATCCCTTCGCATCCTCGGCAATCATCGCATTCACTGCGTCCATCGCCTCGGCAGGGTCTTCACTGCCCAGCATGTCCGACCAGAGGGAAACCAGCTCTTCGGCTTCTGCGCGGGTCATCTTGGCGTAAGCCTGCGGATAAGCCTGTTTTAGCCGCCCTAAAAGGCTAATTACGTCAGATCTTTCTACGGTTCTTTTCCTCCTCCAGCATCTCAGCGAATACATCGCCGCCCGGCCGTATCTGCGGTGCTTTATTGGCCCATCGTTCCCACTTCTCCGCATTTCTGCAAGCCGCTTTCCAGTCTTTCATGGGGGTCTTGCCGACCAACCACCCTTTTGACTCGTAAAAGTCGATGAACCCCTGTGGGTCTACGGGCGATTGGCGTTCAGCCACATAGGACTGAACCTCTGCGAGTGTGGGGGGCGTGAAGCGCTTCGCGCGCGAAATAACACCTTGTCCTTGTCCTTGTCCTTGTCCTTGTCCTTGTCCTTGTCCTTGGCTTTTTTTGGTTTCTAAAAAACCGCTTTGGTTTTTTTGGTTTTCCTTGGTTTCCAAAAAACCGCTTGTTTTCGGCGGTCTGCCGCCCTTTTTGCCGTTCTCTCGGTAAACATTGGAGGCGGCTTCCTGCGCCTTTATGGACTCGTCAATATCCCGCTGAATTGCGGGCCAAATAAACCTTTCGGGGCCTTCAAACTTCGGCTGTTCTCCGTTTTTCCGGTAAGCGAGCATCGCCCGGACGATAGCCCCGATCGACTCGTCGTCATACTCGCGGAAATAGTCCTCGTAGCTCAGCCAGAGCTTGACATATTCCTTGCTCTCCGCCATGCCGTCACCGCCTTAAAACGGCAGCTTGCCGTCGTCCTCGCCGATCTCTGCAAAGCCGCCTACGGCGCTCTCTGTGGCGTATTGCGGTGCGGCAGTATCGTTACCATCCGGGCGCCTGTTGTCTGCGAAATCCACGCTGTCAGCCTGCACCTCGTAGCTCCTGCGCTTGTTGCCGTTCATGTCCGTCCAGTCGCGCATCTGCAAGCGCCCCTCGACGCCGATCAACCGCCCGCGTCCGGCGTAGTTGCAGAGCACTTCTGCCGTTCCGCGCCACGCTACAATGTCGATCCAGTCTGTGCCGCCCTCCTTGCCGTTGCGGTCAACGGCAAGAGGGAACGACACAACGGATACGCCGCTGTTCGTTTTTTTCAGCTCCAAGTCACGACCGATGCGTCCCATCAGGCAGATTCGATTCATGCTCATTTCAATTCCTCCTCGCTTTGGTGTTGGTGCAGATAGAGCACGTGGCTCTTGCCGATGGCGGCGTTTTGGGCGATCCATGCGTGCGCCTGCTCGCGGGATAGATGGCTCTCCATTGCGCGGCTCTCATAGCTGAATTCTCCCGCTTCCAGCTTGCGCTTCATGCGCTCCTGTATCTCCTCTTCGCCGTAGTTGGCTTCGATCAGATAAAGGTCATAGGCCAACGCAGATACCCCATTCAGCGACGCGCAGTCCGTCGCATAGAAGACGTTGTCGAACCCGTCCGATTTCTCGCCGTCTGCAAACTGAATATGCCACGCACAGTTCGGAACATCATGCGGAATTGAGTCGTACCATACATAAGCGGAAGTGCTTTCGGATAAAAGGTAGAACAGATCGTGACGCTGCATAGCCTCATCGGTCACGCGGCGGTCCACGCCGATGCGTCCCATCGGTTCCATGAGCCACGGAGGGACGCACCAGCGCAGCGCAGAGTGCAGGAAGTGCAGGCGCTTGATGGTCTCGGGGTTGAAGTGGTCTCCGTGAATGTGCGTCAGCAGGACGAGCTTCAATCCCTTGCAGTACGGTTCAAGTTCCCGAAAGGGAACGCCGCAGTCAATGAGGATTTCATCATTCAGCAGCACGGCGTTCCCCTTGGAGCCGGTCGAAATGACCTTGACCTTACAGATCATTCATCCTCACCTGCTTGGGGGTGACGGTCTTTCCGTCGTCCAGCGTACCGAGGGCATCAGCGGGAGATGTCAGATCGTCCTTGACCTCGCCTGTGGTCTCGTCCACTTCGACGGTCGGGAGATCAAAATACTGATCGCGGCTCGCGCGTCCCTCTTTCAGTGAGGTATACACATTACGCAGGCGCACGATGCTCTGCGCCGTGAACGCTTCGGACTTGCAGCCGATGTACTTTTCAAGGCACTCCATCGGTACGCCGAAGTCGTCCTTGAACGCCTGCCCCATCTTGCGCACGCGGTCAATCATGGGTTCATCGCTCTTTCCCATCATTGTCTTGGTACACGCCGCAAGAGCAGCATCCACCACGTCACCGGGAATAATGCCGAGAATGCACGCGCGCATACGGCGCGCGCCCTGATTGGCGACCATTTCATAAATGTCGCGCGGGTCGGTGAGGGCAACGCTGCCTTTCTTTGTGTAGCGGATATGCGGCACGGTGAAGATCTTCGTCTGGCGGGTGTTGGTCTCCAAATCCCAGCAGTAGGCCATGACGGTACTCTCGCCGTTCTTCTGCTCCAGCTCGGTAATGCCGAAGTCGAGGTTGCCCCAATTCTGCGCCATGACCTCGGCGAGACGGATCGACGGGCCGGTCACATTCTCGCCGCCGCGCGGGTATTCATAGATCGCGCGCTCGGCAAGGCTCTTGCGCTTGCAGGCGTTGAGAATGCGGTTGTTCGCTTCGATCTCGTCACGAGGGAAACGCTTGGCGACGACCATTGCCGCCTGCACTTCCTGTGCCTGACGGGAGATCATCATTTCGGTGTTCACGCTCTTGGCGCTCACAACTTCGGTGCTGTTGTAGGTCTGCATTTCGTTCATCGTAATGTCCTCCTCAAACAATCATTCGTACTGATAGCCATTGCTGACAAGGAATTGCTTCAAAAGGCGTAGGCGCTCGCGCGTATCGGTCACGCGGAACGACACCGTGAGGCGTTCGACCGCCGCCTGCTCCACGCGCTTCGGGACGACCTGCGGGGCCGCTGCGCCGGTATCCTCGCGGA